ATGCCGTATCCAAATGAACATGCTGCAAGAATTAGAGAACCTAGTCGTTTTGATCCTGAATCTTTTCGTAGTAAGGATTTAAAAAATGGAATTAGGATTATTCTAGGTAAATTGAAAGGGGAAGATACTATGACAGTTCAGGCTTATAGATTTTCTCTCGATCAATTTACTTCTGAAGAAGCTAAAAAATGGTTAGAAGATAATAAGATTTTATTTATGAAGTTCGAACCAGCTAGTGAGGAATCTATATCTCATACTGGCGTTATTGGTATGAAGTGGGGTGTACGTCGTGGACCAAAGTTACCAGATAGTTCGGATCATGCAACATATTCAGCAATTCGGAAGAAAAAAGTTAGAAACATGACAAATGATGAGTTATCAGTTGTTACTAAAAGAGCTGCTCTTTTATCTTTATATAAAAGATCTGGTGCTGTTACGAAGAAAAAGTCCAGAGAAATGAGTAATGCCGAATTACAAGGTCACGTTGATAAGTATCGTCTTCGCGAAGGACTTTTGAAAAGTCCAGTTCGTAGATGGAATTTTAAAGATTTTGTAAAAACTTATAAATTAAGTGAGGCAGAAGCTAAAACATTACTTGATCGGGTTAATGCTGAAAATACATATTATCGTACTAAAAATGCTAATACTACTGCCGCAGCAAAATATATTAAGACCTTTCTTGATACCAATCCGTGAGATGGCAAATGATTCAAAAAAATAATGAATTAAAACATGTTGGCGTTATGGGAATGCGTTGGGGACGTCGTAGTGGTACCTCATCGAGTGGTGGAAGCAATAAAAAAAGTATAAAAGCAGATAAAGCTTGGAAAAAAGTAAAAGATAAAAGTATTTTAGCAATTAGTAAAAATAGAAAAAAAATAATTATTGCTTCACTTATTGGGATGGTGGTTTATAAGAGAGTACTTAAAAATAAAATTGGTACATATAACTATAATAGAGTTGGTAATAAATATGGTGGTTTTGATCCTAAAAGTGTAATAAATTCCAAATTTATTAGAGATGTAGCTATTCCAATGACAACTAATCTTTTAGAAGGAGGTTAATATGCCTGATGAATTAAAACATGTTGGCGTTCCCGGAATGAAATGGGGTGTTCGTACTAAAACTGCAACAACTACTGTAAGAGGTAAATTAGTTACCAAAAGAACAACTGTAAGAGGTAAGGTTGTACCTAAACAGGAACATGTACGAACTTCATTAAAAAAAGTTAAAACCGAAAAACTTTCTGCATATAAACAAAACAAAATAAAAAGGGAACGTGTAGTTAGAGCAGGTAGAGCTGTAGGAATAGCTCTTTTATTTGCTCCTTCTATTAAGAGATATGGAACAGCAGCTGCTAAATTTGGTCAAACAAAAATTTCTGACTATATGACTGATAGAGCAGCAAATAAATATGGTGGTTTTGATCCAAGAACAGTAGTGGAAGGAGCTTTTAAATAGGAGATTAATATGAATAATAATGAATTAGAACATGTTGGTGTTCTTGGAATGCGTTGGGGTCGTCGAACTAGTAATATTGCAACCGGAACAAAAAAATCAACGAGAGATCATGCCAATTATATGCGTAGAGAACATATCGAAGAATATACTCGTAAATCTGCTCGTCGAATGAGTAATAAGAAAATGAAGGAAGTTGAAAAAGAAATGGCAAAAGAACTTGCAGAATCAAAACGAATAGTTAGAAATTCTTTACTTATTATAGGAACATTAGGTGTTATGGCTTATGCTGCCAACAGATTACATTTAGGATAATATTATGACCTTATCAAATACAGCAATTCCTATTTATTATGGAGAATTTCGTGAAAAAGTAGTACGAGGAGAAATTCCTGTATGTAAAGAGATCTCACTTGAGATGAATAGGATAGATCATCTTATTGAAAATCCTGGGGTTTTCTATGATGATGATGCTGTAGAAGGTTTTGTTCGCTTTTGCGAATCTGAACTCACCCTAACTGATGGTAGTGATTTGACTTTACTTGATACGTTTAAATTATGGGCAGAACAAATTTTTGGATGGTATTATTTCGTTGAGAGAAGTGTTTATGTACCAACAGCTAATAATCGTGGTGGAACCTATATACGTAGACGAATTAAAAAGCGTCTTGTTAATAAACAATATTTAATTGTTGCTCGTGGCGCAGCTAAGTCTATGTATGCTTCGTGTATACACAATTTTTTCTTAAATGTTGATACATCAACTACACATCAAATTACTACAGCTCCAACAATGAAGCAAGCAGAAGAAGTTGTGTCTCCAATACGAACTTCAATTACTAGGGCACGAGGTCCACTCTTTCAATTTCTGACAGAAGGATCATTACAAAATACCACAGGCTCACGCGCGAATCGCCAAAAATTAGCCTCGACAAAGAAAGGAATTGAAAACTTTCTTACTGGTTCCTTATTAGAAATACGTCCTATGTCAATTGATAAGCTTCAAGGATTACGTCCTATGATTGCTACTATTGATGAATGGTTATCTGGTGATATTCGTGAGGATGTTGTTGGTGCTATTGAACAGGGTGCTTCTAAACTTGACAACTATTTGATTGTTGCAATGAGTTCAGAAGGAACTATTCGTAATAGTAGTGGGGATACAATAAAGATGGAATTAATGGACATACTTAAGGGCGAGTATATTAATCCTCATGTTTCTATTTGGTATTATAAACTTGATGATATTCAAGAAGTAAATAATCCTAGAATGTGGTTAAAAGCTAATCCTAATCTTGGAAGAACTGTTACATATGAAACATATCAACTAGATGTTGAAAGGGCTGAAAAAGTACCTTCTACAAGAAATGATATTTTAGCGAAAAGATTCGGTATCCCAATGGAAGGTTATACATATTTCTTTACTTATGAAGAGACACTACCGCATAGGCATAGAGATTTTTGGTCATTACCATGTGCACTAGGATTCGATCTTTCGCAAGGTGACGATTTTTGTGCCTTCCTATTCTTATTTCCATTACCAAATGGATCTTTTGGAATTAAGACTCGTTGTTATATTACTTCATTAACTTTAAAGAAATTACCAGGTGCTATGAGGATAAAATATGAGCAATTTATTGAAGAAACAAGTCTTCAAGTTCTCGAATGCACTGTTCTAGATATGATGGAGGTATATGAGGATTTAGATAATTTTATAATCGACTCAAGTTATGATGTTCGTTGTGTAGGATTTGATCCCTATAATGCAAAAGAGTTCATCGAAAGATGGGAAAGAGAGAATGGTTCTTATGGTATAGAAAAAGTTATTCAGGGAGCAAAGACAGAATCTGTTCCACTTGGCGAATTGAAGACCCTTTCTGAAGAACGAATGCTTATTTTTGATCAAGAACTTATGACTTTTGCAATGGGAAATGCTATTACATTAGAAGATACCAATGGTAATAGAAAACTTTTAAAGAAACGGTATGAACAAAAAATTGATCCCGTTTCCGCATTAATGGATGCTTATATAGCTTATAAAGCAAATAAAGAAACTTTTGAATAGGAGAATAAAACAATGGAAGAAAATCGTGTAAACGATATTAATGTAATTGCAGGTGTTATTGCTAATCCAGTTGTTCAAAGTGTTGATAAAGTACTTAAAAATCGTTATAAAATTGAAGCTTTTCGAGATGGTAAACTTTTATGGGTCGAAGAAGTTGATAACTTAGTAGTTGATGTTGGTTTGGAAGATTCTTTGGCTAAACATCTAAAGGGATCTGCTTATACAGCTGCCTGGTATGTTGGTGTAGTTGGATCATCTCCAACCTTTGCAGCTGGAGATACTATGAATGGCGCGCACGCAGGTTGGACTGAGAGTAGTACTTACGATGAGGGTGCTCGTCCGGTATTAACTCTTGGTGCTGTAGCTAGTAAGAGTGTTGATAACTCAGCTAGTAAGGCAGTTTTCACTATCTCAGGTAGTGTTACTTTGGGTGGTGCATTTATTGTTACCACTAATAACAAAGGTGGCACAACCGGTATTCTATACGGTGGTGGAGCATTTAGTCAGAACCGTGCTCTAGTAGATAATGATGTTTTGAATGTAACGATCACCTGTACAGCAGCTGCGAGCTAATATGAAGAAGACGCTGTTTACATTAAATGTAGACGGCTATGCTCCTGAAATTACCGCTCTTACATATCCACTTTTAAAAAAATATGCTTACAAGATAGGGGCGGATTTTCATGTCATAACCGACCGCAAATTTCCGTCCCTACCTCCGGTATACGAGAAATTGCAAATTTATAATCTTGGTCAAAATTCTGACTGGAACATATATATTGATTCTGATGCTCTTGTTCATCCTGATATGTTTGATCCAACCGAATTTATACATAAAGATACGGTTTGCCATAATGGAAACGATATGGCAAATAATCGTTGGAGATATGATAAATATTTTAGACGGGATGGACGTCATATAGGAAGTTGTAATTGGTTTACCATTGGATCTGATTGGTGTTTAGATTTATGGCATCCATTAGATGATATTACATATGAGGAGGCTCTTGACAATATATTTCCTATCCAAGATGAACTTAATACTGTAATTACTCGAGAGCATTTGATCGATGATTATATTTTATCTCGAAATATTGCTAAATATGGTCTTCAGTTTACAACAGTTATAAAAATAATGACAGATTTTTCAATTCCTGGAACATATTTATGGCATCAATACATAATTTCTCGTGAAGAAAAAGTAAGGCAGATGCATGAAGTACTAGAGAAATGGGGTGTTTAAATGCCCAATAATACTTATACTACTTCTGGTGCAGGAAATTGGACTGTCCCTGCTGGTGTTACCTCGGTAACAGTCGAAATTTGGGGTGCCGGTGGTGGGGGCGGTGGTTCTACAAACAATGCCGTCGCAGGCGGTGCCGGTGGTGGGGGCGGTGGAGCTTATGTTAGATTAGTTATAAGTGGACTTGTGCCAGGAAATTTACATGGTTATAATGTTGGTG